TCTAAACGGCAAGTAAAATTATTACTTTGGTCTTTAATTTCTATTAGATATAGATATAATTATTACTAGAAATTAGAAAGTAGTAAATATGCAATATAAATTTAAGACTAAACCTTATACGCATCAATTAAAAGCGTTAGAAAAATCATGGCGTAAAAAAGAATATGCCTACTTTATGGAAATGGGAACAGGTAAATCAAAAGTTCTCATAGATAATATTGCCATGCTTTATGATAAAGGAGCTATTAATTCTGCTGTTATAGTAGCACCAAAAGGTGTGTATAGAAACTGGTTAGAAAAAGAAATACCTAGTCATATGCCAGACCATATAGAGTATAAAACTGCTATATGGAATCCTGCACCAAATAAAAAACAAAAGAAAGATTTAGTTAGTATATTTGAACCAACTTTTGAATTAAAAATACTTATAGTAAACGTAGAAGCATTTAGCACTAAAAAAGGTGTAACATTTGTAGATAAGTTTGTTTTATCACATTTATGTCTAGTAGCTGTAGATGAATCTACAACTATAAAAAATCCAAAAGCACAAAGAACAAAGAACTTAATTAAAATAGCAACTAATTCTAAATACAGAAGAATACTTACTGGATTCCCTGTTACACGTTCACCATTAGACTTATATAGCCAATGTGCTTTTCTTAATACACATCTATTAGGTTATGGGTCGTATTATTCTTTTCAAAACAGATATGCACAAATTATGAATAGACAATTAGGCACACATAGTTTTAGACAAGTGGTGGGTTATCAAAATCTAGAAGAACTTACTAGCTCATTAGATTCGTTTTCTTTTAGAGTTTTAAAGAAAGAATGTTTAGACTTACCTGATAAGATATATACAAAAAGAGAAGTAGAACTTACATCAGAACAAAAGAAAGTTTATAAAGAACTAGCAAAATATGCAATAACAGAATTAGAATCACATGAAACTGTTAGTGTTACATCTATACTTACACAAATATTAAGATTACACCAAGTCGTATGTGGTTTTGTTAAACACGATAAAGGTGAAGAAGTAGAAATTAAAAACAATAGAATAGATGAACTAATTAATGTTTTACAAGAAATACAAGGTAAAACAATTATATGGGCTAATTATCAATACGATATAAAAAGAATATTAAAAACTATCCAAGGAATAACAGGTACAGATAGTGTAGCTACTTATTATGGTGATACACCTGACGAAGAAAGACAAGAGATAATACGTAGATTTCAAAATCCTGATTCTGAATTACAGTATTTAATTAGTAATGTACAAACGGGTGGTTATGGTATTACTCTAACAGAAGCTAAAAATGTAATCTATTATAGTAACAACTATGATTTAGAAAAACGCTTACAATCAGAAGACCGTGCTCATCGTATAGGTCAAACTAATAAAGTTACTTATATTGATTTAGTAGCTAAAGGAACAGTAGACGAAAAAATAGTAAAAGCCTTGCGTAATAAACTAGATTTAGCACAAGAAGTTTTAGGTGATGAAAAGTGGAAAGATTGGATTAATTAACCGTATTTTTGTTTCATCAAAGAATTTAAACTAATATCTCCGCCGTCTTGCATATCTTTAACAGTTTTACCAGTAATCTTTTCAACGACATCTTTGTTTTCTTTTGCTAATGCTTGTAAACCTTCGTTTAATTCACTTGCTTTAATTTCTTTACCGTCTGCTGCTCTTATAGGTGTTCTTGCACTACCTTCAATAGTATTCATTACAATCATACTAGCGTTTTGAATTATATCCATCGCTAATTGACCATCACCACCAGACCTTTGTAAAACAGCCTGAGCAAGTTTTTCAGCGTCTTCTTGTGGATTGACCATTTGTTCAGGAGAACGTTGAGTAACTTCAGGAGCCATATCTTGCATTAAATTTTGAGGCATAGGCTGTCCTTGTGGCATACCTTGTGGCATACCCTCCATACTTCTGATTTGGTCAAGCCTACTCATTCCCATAATACCGCTGTTATCCATTCTATCTCCTTGGTTTAAATCCTCTTTGAAATAATTGTGTTGTCATTGTATCACCTTGTTGACTTTGCGGCAACCTCATAATACCTTTGTTTAATGCACCACCAAATTTAAATCCACCTGTTCCATCATCTAAACGTTGTATAGAAAAATCACTACCGTCTGGTCTATCAGGTGGAGGAGGAATATCTGGAGGTGGCATTTTTGGTAATGGTACAAAAGGTCCAAACATTCCAGGAGCTCTTCCAAAATCTGATGCTCTTATATTTAAACTAACACTTGGAACACCACTGTCATAGTTTCTAGAAGGTTGGTAAAACGGTCTTCTATTATCTGGTGGAGGAGGAGGTGGTGGAGGTGGTGGAGGTGGTATGACTATAGAATCATCAACTGTACCGTCATCATATATATTACGGTCTGGTCCCTGAATACTATCGAAATAATCTATTACGTCTTGTCTATCAGGTCCATCAAAAATTCTACTTGTGCTAAATCTATCACGAATTGGCAGTTTTATATCTATAATAGGATTATCAAAAACTCCATCGTAAAAATTATCTGTTGGTATGTCCGTTGGGAACTCGCTAACAACAGGGAAATTCAAAAATGAGTCCCCTCTAGACATAAAACTATTTTCTAAATCAGTAGCTAAACTGTCTTTAAAATCTGCAACATCTGCTTCATATTGGTCTCTTGCATTATTACGTGACATATTTGCATCACGTCTCATATTCATAATAGAACCAATACCCGTGTTTGGTATGTTAAAATCCATGTTTCTAAGTCTCATTAGTAAACACCTCCTGCAACAACATCCATAGCAGGGTTTATAATTGCATTTCTACGTATGATGTTTTGATATTCTTCATCATCTTCTGGTAAAAGTAAAACTTTTTGATAAATATCATAATTACCTTTTTCAGTTCCTAAATCTTGATAAACCACCATACCATAACCAGACATTATATTTACCATTCTGTCATAAGAAATTTGACCCTCATAAAACTTTTTATAAGCATCATAATATTTTTTATCTGTTAACATAAAACCTATATGTTTTCTCGACCTTTGAACTTGTGAGTTAGTCAAAGCTGTTATTCTTCTACCTAAGATAGTAAGTGGAGCAATTAACATTCTTTGTAAAAATCTAGCGTTTTCTAAATTACCGCCTGCTTTATATTCACCCCCCATAACTTGATTTACTACTGATGGACTAGGAGCCTGACCTACCTCTCTTAGTATCATTTCATTTACAAGTTTTAAATTTTTAACATATTCGTCAGCAGCTTCATCACCACCTAATAACGGTCTGAAAAAATTATCAAAAGTTAATTTTTCACCAACCATGTCTTCAGGTCCAAAACCTTTGTATAATAAGTCATTCAAAGCAAAAGCATCAAAAGTAAATTGTTCGCCTCTTCTTCCAGTTGGTTTAAGAACTTGTTGTAAAATATATTTTTTAACAACTTCTGACATTTGTTCTTTTAAAGCTGGATTATCAGCGACTAAGTCGCTAAAATATTTAATATCGTCTAATAAAATACCAGATTCTTTTTGTGTTTTACTTGCATTAAGAAGATTAGTAACAATATTAAATGCTCTAGTTTCTGGGTTACCCACATTACTTACACCAAACCTAGATGTTAATTTTAATAAATCACGATTTCTGTTTTCTAACGGTTCAATAATTTCTTTAATAAATTTTTTAGGGTTTAAAAATAATGATTTATCGTCATCGCCAAAAATTAATTTTAAAGTGCCTTCGTTTTCTTTGACAAATTTTCTATAATCACTTGCTCGTTGTAACGTGCTTTTTGTTGTATCTTCGAAAAATTGTTTTTCAAGATATCTTGCAACACCTAATTGAACTTGGTAAACTTCATCCTCGCCACCCTCTTTTAATATACGCATCAGAGGTTCTAATTTTGAGTTAGTAGTTGCAAATTTTGAATTAGTGCTTAATATATATTGTGCAACACTTTCAGGTTCAGTTCTTAATACTTGTTGCACTATATCGGAATAAGAATCTTGTATAGCTCGTTTTTGTGCAGACCAAGCCAAAATTAAATCATCACCAAAACCAGTTCTACGTCTTTCTGCTTTTATTTGAGCTTTTGTTGGTTTTACGACACCTTGTTTAATTAGAGATTGACTTACGCCTTCGTCTAATAATGCATCTATTTGTAATTCAAAACCTCTTTCTAAATCTCTAGCTAATCGTGTAGCTTTTGGAAACTTATCAGCATATCTACTAGCGAAATCGTTCAATGCAACTCTTGCATTATGAAGTTCATTTAATGTAAAACCTAATTCTTCTGCGTTAGCATAACCACCTTTTTTACCATAACCCCTTATTCTTCGTAATGTTTCACCACCTTGTGTTCCTAATAATTCATCTAAAACTTTTTTAGCATCTTTATCGCCAAAACTTGCAAATAATTTATCTGTTTTACCTTTTGTTGCAGCAACCCATTTATTAGCAGGACCTCTTAAAAAACCAGCACCAGTAACTATATTGTCATAAATAGGATTGTTCAAAGCATTTTGCATATTTATATTAGCTTCATCCATGTATTCGTTACGTAATTTATTTAGATAAGTTGTCGTTCTTTCAAACGCAGGTGTACTAGCATTAGGGTCATATACTTCTTTTAATAGAATATTACCAGTGCTTTCTACAGCACCTCCTACAGGCATAGATGATGTTACTTTATTAAGCATAGTTTCCATTTCATTAGCAATAAAATCAAAATCTTTTTGAGCTAAACCACTTAAACCTTCTGCAAGGTCGGCAGCAGTTGTATTTGTAAGTTTTCCAGATACAGCTTGTATTAACTTATTTATAACTTCTACATTACCCTCTTTAATAGCTATATATGTTTTCTTTAACTCGTCGTTTTCGGCATATTTTAAAAATATAGTTTCTAAATCTGCAGCTTCAATAGTTTGTGACCGACCTGATAGTGTGGGGTTATATTGAGCTAAATCTACTTGCATCAGTCTTGCTAATTCTGCAATACCCTCATCTATTTCTGCTCTATCTGATGCGTTATAATCTATTCCACCTGATGGACCACCTTTTTCTCTAGCTCTATTTTCTTTATATAAATCATCTATTTTTTCAAAATAATTATCAGGCACATCTTTACCTGTAATCATTTTCCAAATTTTTGGTATTACTTGGGCTGCAGTATTAATCACAGCAGTGCCACCGAATGTTATAGCACCTATCAATCCAGATTCTTTCATAATATCATCAAAATCCCTATCATGAGAACCTAAGGCGTTACCAACACTTAATCTAACAAAATCACCACCAGTTGCACCTGCAGCCGCTAATGCAGAAAGACCTAATATTTTTTTACCTTTACCGACAATCCTTTCATCAGAAGCTCTAAAAAGTCCTTTCAAACCTGTAGCACCAGCCTCAACTTTTTTTGTGCCATAAAGAGTTAAATATAGTTCTGCACCTAAAGCAGGAACTTCTTGAATAATAAAGTTAAATAAATCTTCTTCTGAAACACCTGGACTATTAAGTATTTGCCAGTCTTGACCTTCAGGTTTTATTATAACACCTAAGTTAGGGTTATTAGGACTAGCATATGCAAACTCGGCATTTATACCATATTTATCAGCTAAAAATTTATAATCATTTGTTGTCATACTTCTTGGATTTAAAGCTCTATCGAATAAAAATCTACGACCTTCTTTTGTATCAGAAAACCTATATTCTATTTGTGGATTAAAACCCAATGATGCTAATACTTTACTTTTTGCAGCAGGTGCAAGACCAAAACCTGTGTCATCAGCTCCTAGTAAAGTTGGTTCAATTCTTTTATCTATTTCGTTTTGGTCTAAAGGATTATAAGGAACAAAAATACCTAATGCCTCATTTTGTCTAATAAGTTTCGCTTCTTCTGAATTATATATATTTTGTCTTTCAGTAAATTCTGGGAAAAACACTTCAGCAGACCACTCTATAGGTCTTCTATTATATATACCTACTCTATTTTCAAAATCCACTGAATTCACATATTGATTAACACTATCTAAACCAAAGATATTTATAGCTTGGGCTTTAAGTTCTGGATTATATTGTAAAGCTAATGCCTCTAGTTCTGCATCAGAAAGTAAATCGCCGTATTTTACATTCGGGTTATCTTTTAAAGGTTGTTTTGCTAAGTCATTCGCAACATTTATACGAAACTGATTATATTCAGCCATTTGTACATTATCAGTTGCCATTATTTTTTATATAAATTATTGATACCCTCTATATCATTTTTAATCGTATTTTGTAGTGCTTCATCACTAAGGACTTCTCTCGGTCCTATGGAAGTTGTAACAGAACGTGTATAAAAATTAGGGTCAGTCGTAAACGTTCTAAACTGGTTTATAATTTTATTACCTTTATTATAAGGTCTATCAAAAAATCCGATAAATTGATATCCTTCTACATCAGAAAAATTATAATCATCAGAGCCTTCTAGTTTACTAGGTTTATAAAAATCAGTAATTAAATTTAGATTATTATCATTATTTGTTCTAACCATATGTCTAATAATACTCGTAGGTATTTCACGTTGAGTAGTAGAATCTAAGCCAGTCACCATTTGGTCAGCTACCCTTAGTAAATTATGGTATGCAACATTCGCGTCTTGTGTAGCATCAAAACCAACAATGTTTAAATGATAAGCTAAATCTTTATCAGATAAAGTTCTACCTGTTTGACCATTAATCGCTGCTAACATATACGCCATTTGTAAAAAGTTAGCTCTAGTTCTTACATTATTAAATGAAACTTGACCAAGTTTATTTGAAAAATCACCTAAGAAACTAGGTTGTGTAGCCACTAATGTATCAAATTGTGCATTTAAAGCAGCGATTGCATTTTCGTCATCAGGGTTTGCAAGATAAGTCTCTAATGCATTAAACGTACTTTCTGCGATTTGACCACTACCTTTTAATGTACCTCCCTCATCATTTTTAGAAAATATAGCCGACATATCATCAGCACCTGTACCATATCTTGTGCCAAAAAATGCACCTATCTGTCTAAAATTAGCCCCCATGCTATTAGCAAAATTTGCTATATCAGATACAGCTGTAATACCTGATTTCGAAGGGTCATCTATTGCTGTTTTCAACATATTAAGTTGTGGCACAGCTACATTTAAAAACTGTATTGCGGCTATATCTTTATTTTTGATTTCATCAAAAGATTGCAAGAAATTTTTAGATATTGGGTCATTCATAGAACCTGCACTAGCAGAATCAGCATCAATATACCTAATCCAATTATTACCTGCAAGTTCTAACTCACCTTCATCATTAAATAAGTACGGTCTCCCACCTTCGTATTGAGACGTAGTTTTATTAAAAACAACAGCAGGTTTGACAATACTCACACCAGCATTTCTTTGTGCATCAACATCTAAAACATTAATGAATGAAGAAGTTGGTGTATCTTCTTTTAAGAACTCTTTTATTAGTTGACCTCTTTGTTGGTTTAGAAGTCTTTTTCTTTCGTTTTCAGCACCTCTAATACTTAATGCAGATTGTACATAGGCAGGAGCACCACGACCCATTTGCGAAGCAGCTACCAAATTAAATAAATCTTCACCTTTAAAACCACCAACATCTTGTTGAGGACCATATGCAGCAAATGCTGCAACTTGTGCTTGTTCTTCTCTTGATAAATCTTCAGGGTCAGCACCTATACTTTTTATATAATCACCAACCGTCATCTCAGGTTGTCTTCTATCAGTGAAAAAATTAGTTGCACCTGATACTAACAAAGGTAAAATACCTGCTATCTTTTCTTTTGTAGTTGGCTCTGGTGGTCTACGAACAGGTCCTCTAGCCGTTGGAAACGCAGTTCTAACTTGTGGTATCTGTATAGGTGTTACTCCTCCGAAGTCTTTTTGACCACCGAAAGTTGGAAAAGCTAATCCTCTTATGCCATTAGCCATATAAAGCACCTATACCTAGTTGTTGTGGACTAAATGATGAACCGAATGGTGTACCGAACTGATTTGAAAATGAGCCTAAACCTTGTTGAAATGGTAACGTATTAGTTCCTATAGGACTACCAGTTAAATTAGCAAATTGATTAGGTGTATAGCTTTGATTAACACTCGGTGTGGCACCCGCATAGCCGAAGCCACCTGCAAGAGGTCCAAGTGATGCTGTTAAACCACCAAGATTTTGTATTAATTGCATTGGTAAATTATATTGACCTGTAAAGTTTGCATAATCTAAATCCATCAATGACTGACTTCTACCCCTACCTAAACCACCGAATTGTAATGTACGGTTGATGTCTGCTTGTTGTAGTGCTGGTAAGTTTTGTGCCATTTGACCAAACTGATTACCTAAACTTGCTAAACCTTGACTACCTTGGAATCCCATGCCGAACTGTTGTTGTCCTAATCGTCCTAATTGGTTACCTCTAGCTAATGCTGTTTGTGCCTCCTGACTTGCAAGTGCACCTTCTTGTCCTGCTAATCTTCCTAATTGACCTGCTCTGCCTAATGCAGCTTGGGCTCCTTGTCCTGCGAAAGCTCCTCTTTGTCCTGCTAGTTGTGATTGTAAACCTGCAAATCCTGCTCGTCTTCTCATTTGATTTTCGAATGCTTGTTGTGCCCTGTTGGCTGCGTCTTGGAAGCCACCACTACGTATTGCACCAATAGCCTCACCTGCACCTCTGCCTGTTTGTCTAGCAAGTTCTTCTTGGGCTATCCTTCCCCTAGAACCACCAAAAGCTCCTTGACTTATAGCTCTATCACGTAATCCTATATCTGCTTGGGAAAACCCTCTATTAATATCCTCTAAAGTTTGTTGTACTACAGCTTCTTCGAATGGGTTGTAAAAACCACCTATACCTCTTGGGTCAAAACCAGCAGTAGAACCAAAACCACTAAGTTCTGCTCTACCTAAACCTCTAAGTGCACCGCTGTAATCAGGAACAGCATCACCAAGTTCAGATACAGAACTAGCAATACCTGTTCTAGCTCCTCTAAAATCTGGTACAGCTCCTCTGATTTGTGAAATAGCTTCGCCTGTTGTTCTAGAGCCCATGCCTTGTCCTTGTCCGAGAACTTGACTTGCCTCATTTAATAATCCTGCTTGTCTACCTAAATAAGGTCTATAACTACCTATAGCACTATCAGATAATTGAAACGCTAACCGTTCTCTTGGGTCAAAATCAGCAACTCTTTGCCCTGTATAAGTAAAAGGAGAACTATCTTCTCTACCTAAATTAGCGAACTGGTCTCTAAAATACTGTGTCGCATAAGGAAATATAGTTTGTGATAATAAATCACCTATATACCCTGCGGGGGCTTGACTGGAATATTCTTGTTCTTCTCTACTAGCCATACATTCTATTTCCTTTGTTATTAATTTTTTCTAATGCAGCAATACCTTTACTGTGGTCACCACCACCTAACATATCTACTGTAGCTTTAGATAACATAAATTCACCATCACTCGCCATGATAGGTATCATATCATCTTTTGGTCCTCCTGGACCGTCAAGTTCACCACCGCCTATCAAGGGTTTGAACATTTGTCTATTTAAAACGCCACCATCATCCATACCTATAGGCTCAAACTGAAATCTTCTCCTATTTGCATTGCCTGCAGGTAGTGTTCGTGTAGATACTTGACTGCCTGGTCTTTTTTCTTGTTTTTGTAACAAGGCACCAAGGATACCTTTAAACCCACCAGTTAAAGCATTTTGTAAATCAGCTAAATCTTCGTTTTCGTATATTTCTGCTAGTATTCCTCTTAAACCTTGTGGCATAGTATTTAAAGTATCAAATATACTTGATATACCGCCACCGTTTGCGTATCTATGTATATTTCCTCCATGATACATACCCATAATACCTTCTTGTTGTTGTAATAACATTTGCAACAACATTTCTTCATCTACATCAGATAAAGAACGACCCTCTTCTCCTTTTGATGCCATCTCAGGTGTTTTCGCTTGTGTTCCTAAAATTTCTTGTATTTCTATAGGAATACCTGAATCTAAAGAAGGTGCAGTACCACTGCCAATCATAGCCTTTTGTTTAGGTGCTCGTTTACGTGCTATTTCATTAGTAACTAAGTTTCCCGCAATACCGACTAAAACTGGAATAAGAGGATTCATTTTTATTCTCCTTTTGACTGATTATATATCAAATAGTGTATATTATTAAAGGTTTTTCTTTACCTTTTACTTTTATCGGTTTTACTGATTTTAAGTTATATCCGCAATATTTTTCAGTTTCTTCGCCAATAAGTATGTTTACACCTGCTTCTTTTGTAGCTGATTCTAATCTAGCAGCAGTATTTACAGCGTCTCCGATAGCACTATAATCAAATCTAGTATCACTACCCATATTACCAATTACAGCTTCTCCTGTATTTACACCAACACCTATGGCTACTCCTATATCAGCTTTTTCTATATTTTCTTGTATTTCTTTAGCACATTCTACAGCAACTTGTTCGTGATGTGGTAAATCTAATGGTGCGTTAAATATAGCCATCATTGCATCACCAATATATTTATCAACCATACCATTGTATTTTTTAACTGCATCAGATTGTATAGTTAGTGCTTTATTCATAATTTCTGTAACTTGTTCTGGTTTTAGTTTTTCAGATAATGCAGTAAAGCCTCGTACGTCTGTAAATAAAAAAGTACAACGTCTTTTTTCTCCACCAAGTTTTAATAAATTTGGGTCTTTTTGTAAACGTTTTACTTGTCGTGGGTCTAAATAATGTTCGAACTGTTTTTTAATTTGTAAACGTAATTTATATTGTTCTCTAAATCTTAAATAAAAAGCTACGCTTCCTGATATAAATTGACTTATTAAAGACCAAGTTACGTCTATTAAAACACCTGTACCTATCGTATAAGCCCCGTATAAGCCCGTTAAACCCATAGTTATTAAACCTAGAACTACCCCCCAAGTTATTCCTAAATAGCTTATAAAAGCCCACACGAGCCCTACAGATACTAAAAATATAAATAATTCTACAGATAAAGCATAATCAGGTATATATGGGCTATCTTGTATTAATATAGATTCTGCAAGTGCAGCTTGTATTTTATGTGGTTCAACTAATCCTATAGGTGTCGCTATTTGTGGCATTACACCATTAGCAGTAACACCAACAAAAACAAACTTACCATTTACATTCATTTCTTGTAAATCTGTTTCTTCTGTTTTTACCCATGATATCCATTTACGACCTAAACTATCTGTTTTAACTGGTGGTAATCCTCTTACAGCTATTTCTTGCACACCGTTATCATTAGTAGTAACTATATATGTGGGGGTATCTGTTAGTATTTTTAATACTTGCGTTCCAAATGAAGCCGACCAACCGTCAGGCGTTTTTAATAAGAGAGGGATTCTTCTGACAAGTTGGTCAACTTCTGTAGGTGCGATAGCAACGCCTTGTGGTATATCATCATACTTATTATAATTTTGTTTTATTCCTGAAGAAAGTATACCACCAACATCAGGTCCCCTAATAACAGTGCCTGTAGTTTTGGGGTACTCACCACTGCCATTTTCGAAAGTAGCTAAAACACTAGGAGCATAACCTAACGAACTAGCAAATCTTGCATCTCCTCCCATTCTATCTGCTTGTGGAAAAGATATAACCCAACCAACACCCATAGCTCCTGCACCTAATAATTCTATTTGTATATCAGCTAGACGCTCTCTTGGTAAAGGATAACCTCCTTCTCTTTCTACATCTTCTTCTGTTATGTTAAGTATTACAAAATTACCGCTAGGTTCTTGTTTTTTAATAAAAGCATCAAAAGTTTTTAATTTTAATATTTCTGTTGGTGTACTTTGGAATATAAGGGGTAAAGATAATAAAGGTAATAATATAAATATAAGTTTTTTCATCCGCTACTTTGTCTTATGGTAATAGTAGAATCACCACCACCATTAATTTTAATTATATTAGAAACACCGTCTTGTATCAAAATAACAGTATAAGCATTACCAGAACTTAAATCTACTTGAACAGACTCACTTACTTTCCTACGTAAACTAATTGTTTGTCCTGTCACTATAGTTGTAATTTGTGTATCGGTGTCTTGTCCTATAAGGGTTCCTGATATATTAACACCAGTAGCTAAAGCTAATTGGTCTTCATCTTCTTCTATCGCTAAAGCGTCTAATACTTTTAATAAATCTTCTAAAAAATTTACATCTAAATAATTAATATCTAATTCTGTAAATTCTAAACTACTATCTTCTAAAAAATCTTCATTAAGATAATCAATGTCTAAATCATTAAAATCTAATAAGTTTACTGTTTTTGTGCTTGATGTTTCTTCTTGAACAACATCTTCTTCTTTTGGAGGAGAAACAATTAACATATTATCTATAATATCTAAAGATAAATCCAAAACCACAGGTTTACTGGGTGCGTTTTCAAAAACATCTACAGTAGTAGCTTGATAGGGTTTATTTAGTAGAACGCTACCTGTTGCTGTAACTACTTCTATCTCACCACTAGATAAACCGAAAGCGTCAGGAAGAAGTATAATTAATGAACGCCCTAATTCATCTACGGTTGCTGTAAAATCTGTTCCTCGTATAGCAATATTTGCAGTAGGTGTACTAAGTTTGATGTTTTGTTTATCTATACGATTAAGATTACCTGTTATAAATCTAGCTGTACCTAAAGCAAAGTTTAGAGACATTTTTGATTTACTGGGGTCTGGGTCATAGATATATTCATCTATGAGTAGTTGTGAGTGTTCTGTAAGTCTTACAGTCGATTCATCTAAAAATGTTATAGCCATACGACCGTTAGTCGTTATAGCTTCATCATTACTACGTATCGGAAAATCTAAATTAGCGTCGTAAGGTTTATCTCTTACAATCTGTGCAGAACCATTTAGTTCAGATATATCTCCAATATCAACAGCTTGTACTTGTTCCGCCGTCGTTTTGAATGACGCAAACAGTACCATTGTTACCGTTAGATAGAATCTTGAGCCAATCATTATCTAATGTACTCGATTGTGTAATATTAAATGTTCTTGAATTACCTGTTTGGTCTAAATAAAAATAACCACCTGCATAACCAGAGCCTGTAAAATTAACTGTGTTACTATCACCGTCTACATCTACATAACTTGTTCCACCATCATAATTTATATCGAAATCAAAAGTGTTGCCGTCACCTTGAATTATCCAATCTAAATCTAATGTTGCAGCTAATGCACTCGTTCCATGGTCTAATGTGAAAGTATTAGAACTACCAGTAACGTCTACGTTGTAATTAGAACTGTCAATACCATAAGTGTTAGTAGGGTCACCTTGTATTGTAAAAGTATTACTATCACCGTCAAACTCAAAAAATCCTGTTATAGAATCACCTAGGATATCACCTAGAAATTTATTACTATCACCTATCTGATTAATATCTAATGTCATAGTAATACCGTCTAAATCTAACGCAGTAAGTGTGCCTGCAACAGAATTTAGTCCACCTATAATATTACCAGAGCCTAGCTGTTCTAAATCAATATTTGCTGTAGCACCTGATTGGTCAACATATATTTCATTGTCAGCCCCGTATATTAGCGATGCACTCGTCATCACAATCAGGCTCATCAATTTTAATAGTTTCATTTTTTTCCTCCCAAAAACCTCTATCATACCCTATTTTGACGATTTGCAAAACAGCCTCCTCTATCGCACGTTGTAAAGCTAAAGTAGTTGGTTCATTCTCTGCGTCTCCCATTTCTATTTCTACTAATTCTGTGCCTGCTTCTATAAATCTAAAAACATCTTGGGATTGACCATAACTGTATACTTGTTTACTAACTAAAACATCTATCAAAACTTCACCAGTAGCAATAGATACCATACGTAATGCAACAGTAATATTATCTACTCTGTATTGTTTACTTGTTCCTATACCTAAATATCTAGCACCAATACCTCCACTTTTTATATTTGTGTCATAACCAAGAACAGCTCCCTCCATCAAAACACCTGCAAAAAGCAAAGGCATAATAGGTTTAGGTCCATCAGTTTTTTCGTTTTGCTCTCTCGCTGAACGTATAAGTTGTCTTTCTTTTGTAAGATTATCAAGTCCAACTCTTTCAGCTACTCTGAAAAACTTACCATCAGACGTATGTTTTAAACTTCTAATAAGTAGATGACTTGGTGCTTGTGTTAGTGCTGTAGAAAATAATGCAAACTCACTATTGCTTTTACGTTGTCCTGTTTGGTCTGTAAAACTATTAGGATAAACAGCAACAACAATAGGAACTTTAGGTTGCGAAACATTTAATAATTCTTTAGATTGTATTTGTAGTATGTTTGGTAAACTTTTTCCTTGTCTAAGATTTTCATCTATAGGATTAATACTACAACTAGAAAGAAAAATCGCCAATAGGCAACTGTATCTCAGTAATATTTCCATCTGCATCAGTGATTTTAAGAGTTATGATTCCATTATCTATACTATATTCTATAGTGTTTCCTTCTAAGGTCAAAGTTCCTTCTGTGCTTGGTGTTTCACCAAATAAATTTTCTACAAGCTGTCTTGATAGCTGAGCATAGATACGTGATTCAAGATTCCTTATAAATCTAGCTAATGTAGTATTTTCTTTATCTCTTTCAATCTGTTCTTGTATAGCTTTTATTTCTTCTTTAATACTCATCTTACGATTAAACTCTTGGTTTTCTATAGTTAAATAATGTGAGCTAGTATTTATACCATTAAAAGATGGATTTTTAAATTTATGTGTAATAGTGTCAGCTTTTACATTAATTGCTACAATACCTACAAACAGAAAGAAACCTATAAAAACTATAGCTAATGTAAGTCTGTATTTTTCTAATTCTACTTTATCAATCTTTTCTTTGGTCATCTCTATCCGCCTTAGCTAATCTATCAGATTGCATTAATTGTGGTACACCTAGTATAGTCTTTAATAATGTATCTTGTCTAATAATCTCATTATCTACAGACCTAACTCTATCTATAAGTGCTACTAATATACCATGTTGTGAGTCTAATTTTTGTCCTAATCTTTCCTCGATAGCTGCTATTTGTCCTTCTACTTTTTCATCAACAGTATCTAATTTAGTTTCCATGCCGTCAACAATACGCATTATTAATTTATAAATAAACCAACCGAGACCTAGTGCTGCTGCAATAGGAAAACCAACTTGTTGTATTAAAGTAACTACTTGTTCCATTAATAATCACCCCAAACTTTAGTTTTTTTACCTCCGTCATAAGCAACAGCATGACCTTCTTTTATAAGAACATCACAAATATCTCTACCGTCTTCTGTATAAGGTATACCAAGTATTCTGCCATACTTACCCTTACCTAATGATTTAACTTGTATTTTACCAATACATAGTTGTTTAAGTCTTTCTTTTGCGGCAAGACCTAGCTTCTTTTCAGCTAAATCTCTTGTTCTAGATTCTGGTGTATCTATGCCTGCAAGTCTAACACGTTGTTTATGTAGCTTTACATCAAAACCTAAATCTAAAGTGCAATCAAATGTATCGCCGTCTACTATGCGTTCTAATGTTGCGTTATATACAAATGAATCTGGTGCTTTAGCCATTTAACACTTCCATCTTCTTCTAGCTTGTCTTAATCTTGAATTAGGGTTTTTAGCTGCTTTTGGAAACTTTTTCATTTGTCCTGCAGAACGTGCACAAAATGATTTACGTCTTTTTGCTGCTTTACTGCCTTTTTTAACTTTACCTGTTACAGCAGTTTTTAATTTAGAACCAGGATTTAATCTTCTATAGGCTTTTACACCTGCTTTAGTCATTCCAGCACCTTTTTTAGTAGGTCTAAAATTCTTTTTATTTCTGGCTGGCATCTTAGCTTTTTTTCTTGGCACGTGTACTCCTTTTCTTTTTGACGAAAGTTCTTACATTTGTTGGTTTACCACCAGGATTGCCTGCTGCTCTTTTTCTTCTGACAGCACTCGCTCTTTGTGATGCGGTCATTCTTTTAGCTTGACTTCTTGGTACGCATTTAGGGTATTTACGTTTGCTTTTACCTTTAGCAGATTTTCTACCACATTTTTGGAACTTACCTTTTTTCTTAGGTGCACCTATATCTACCCAGTCACCTTTAGGTCCTTTACCAAACCATGCTGTTAATCCACCACTAGGTTTTGCCACGTTTCTTCCTCGCTTTTCTTATAGCTTCTTTACCTTTTTTAAATATACTTACTACTTGCGTTTTACCCATCACTTTCGCTCTTTGTTCGCCGACAGTAAGAATTTGTATTTTTCTTGCAAAAGGTTTATTAACTCTTTTGACTTTCGCGACTGTTGCTCTAGCGTCTGAAGGAGTAGCGAATTTAATACGTACTGTGTCTTTCGGGTTTTCATCTGTATATAATCTTCTTCCACTACCTTTAGGTTTTTTACCAGTTCCCTTTTTAGGGTCTTTTTTACGTCTACTTTTTGCCACGTTTTTTAGTTCCTCTTCTAGCTTTTTTCATTTGGGCTGCAGTGGGTGCACCTTTTGCACCTTTCTTACGCATTTTTTCTCCAGAACCAGCTTTGATTCTTTTACGTTTTGCGTGTATATTCGCCCATAAACCTCTACGTGCCATTTTACTTCTTAGTCCTATATCCTCCACCACGTTTTTTATATTCACGTACCAACCACCCATTTGCATAAGCACTTGGATAGACTTTAAATTTACGTTTCGCTTCAGCTTTTACTCTAGCATATAAACTAGGATTTGTTGGTACTGCTTTAGACTTAGAAGACTTCTTCTTTGCAGGTTTCTTTTTTGTTCTAGCCATTACTACTCCTCATATAAATTATTAAATGTAATTGTTGGGTCAAGATAACTTTCATGTCCTTCTGCAGAATGAGTGTGCTGTGAAGGTGTAAATTTTGGTGCACCTTCTCCTGTTACCCATAACGCAGGACTGGTCGCTCTAACTCTATTATTAGGTAAAGCAACTAAATTACCTTTCCATTCACAATCTTCTGTTATATATAATACATGAGATTGTTTATGTTGTGCAGGACAATCAGCTATAGCGTTATTTGTGTAATCTACTGTAAACATATATTTACCAGTATAAAACTTTCCATCGATTTTGCAAAGCCATGGAGAAGAACTTACTCTATCCATAACTATGACCGAATGGTCTCTAGATTCACAATCCCAAGGCTGACATAAATGGTCTTCCATAGGTATAGCCCATTCATCTACTGGAATATCAGCTATTAGTCCTTGTATTGGCATACGTGCCCACATTGCACCGCCGTGTATATTACCTTCGTCCCAATCATCGTACTCCCTTTCGCAACCTGTAAAAACAACTTGGAAACTTAATGACCTGTCTGGAATGGTGTTTACAGCAAAAGCAATGGCATGTAGAAACTCTCCATGGTATTGCTGATGATTAGCTGTAAATTCTCTACGCACCCAACATTTAAAGTGCGGGATATTACTTATGAGATGAGGCACTTACTTCTTCTTTTTTCTCATAGTTTTTCTTTTCATGCCACCTTTCTTTTTATATTTAGAACTTTTGAGTTTTCCACCTCTTTTCATTCCTTTAGCTTTCATACTATTCTCCTTTTAATACTCTTTCTTTTAAACGAATCGCACGAGGACCAACTTGGGTCGCCCAACGACTATCCATCATTTCAACTGCAGCAGTTTCCCAATCATGTTCTTCTAATGCAGTTAAAAACTTTTTAAACTTTAATAATCTTGTGATACCTAGATTGAAACACATATTAGCAAGCACTCTTTGAATATCTTCGGGTAGATGAATCCACCACTCTAAGTTTCTATCTAATTCTGTAGTTACTATATTTATGTCTTTTTCAAAACACTCTTTTATTCTATCTTCAGATACTGGTGTATCTACCTCTTGACCATGTTCGGGGTCTGATTCTAATATCAAATGTCCTATACCAAATGTAGGATATCCAAGGTGGTCTAAATATATTTTATCTACACAACCCTCATCAAAAGTTAATTCTTCTCTTAATTTATCTACGTTCATCTTATCGGGACTATTGTTGCTCCGTTTGTTTTTACTGTTACTTTGCCCAGAGTCGTTGTCCCCTGAACTCCATTTTCTTCCCCAACGTATAAGTCTATCCATTCAGTTCCACTCCATAACTGTAATTGATTTGTGCTTAGATTAAAAATTATATCTCCTTTATTAAATTTGTTCAAATTTCTTTGTGTCTCATTTACTGACAAAGTAGAGTCTATATCTTTAGAATTTAAAGATAATTCAAGAACTCTGCTTAATCTGTTAAAAGTTTCAGGATTAACTTGTCCTTGTGCTGTTGGTAACTTAGTTTCTAAAAGTTTACTCATTATCTTTTACCGTCTGGTTTTACGTCTAATCTAGTAGCACCTAACCTAAAACTCATACCAGTTACACTTGTATCATCATCATTAGATTGCACCCTTAATACTGCTTGTCTTCCTCGTAATCTAGTATCTAGTTTTGTAGTATTAGAAAAACACGAAGATGTGCTCACTGTCGTTAGACTTTCTCCAGGAAAGTTTCTTTTCTTTAAAACAAAATCTAATTGTTGTCCTGAAGAACCTGTAGAACCACTACCAATAAATTTTACGTCGGGTATAACTCTATTAACGAATTGAAACATATCTCCTTCGCCTAAATCAAAATCACTAGATTCTATAAAAACATTTTGCATTGCAGAACCATCATCATCGTTACCAACTTCATGATTAAATATACAATTAGTATTAGTTGATATTTCATGCGTTGCAATAGGTTTATCGAAGACACCTTCGTCTAACCAAGCGTTTCTAGATAATTGTCCTATAGACCATACATTTTCATCGTAATTGTAAACTACGTATCTATCTATATTGGTAGCCCCTGATGAACAATAGAACCAACCAACTTCATCAAAAGCCTTATTTGCAAAACCAAATATCTGGAAACTTTGTGTTTCATTTATATCACTAAAAACATAATCTTGAACACTACATGGTAAACTTTGTACTTGTCCTGTATATGCATAAAAACCTTTTTTATCCATCCAAAAAATACCTTTAGGTGTATTTACTGCAGCGTTAGGACCAACTAAACCCACACCTTCATTAACTAAATTAACACCGAAAGTAAAAGGTTGTCCTACAAAACTTAATGAATATAAAGCGGTATCTGTCCAAACTAATGTTTCTTGTCTTGCTCTAATTGCACCTATGATTGCAGAACCTGCAGATAATCTTAATGACCCTGCAGTATTAGTTGGTAAAGGTTCCCATTCCGTAACATTTTCTTGGTCGCTGAAAGCTATGAGCATAGGGTCTATAGTCCCTGACCTAGACGAGCCGACGATAGGGTCAGCACCAAAACAGATAACGTGTCTATCTATATCACTAACTAAAACTTGAAGTGCTACAGTTGGTGGTAAATTAGCACCTGATAAATCTGATAATGCTACTGCTCTAGTGCTAGTTCCATCACTTGTGTCCCAGTAATAAACACCACCGTTTCTTGGATTAAATACTAAATCTTCTCCGAAGTTGTCGTGGGAGTATAGTCTTAATTGGTTTGAAAAAGTTAAAGATTGTTGGGAACCAAATGTGCCTTCACCCCAACCACCTACGCCCCAACCAGTCGAAGGAACATAAACATCTAAGCCAACATTTATTTGATAGGCACCTACAACAGATGAACCACCATTCCCACTATCAGAAGAGTTTGCTGTTACGGTAGCTCCAGAAGTATCTTTAGCCTCGATAGTATAGCTATTAGTATTAACTATAGTTGCGATTTGATATTCTTGATTTAAAACAGCAGCAGTTATGTTGCCACCTAAACTAGATGCACCACTAAATGTTACAAAATCGTTTTTAACTGCACCGTGAGATGTGTCAGTAACAGTAATCGTAGCGTCGCCATTTGTTGCTGCAAATGTTACGTCTCCTGCAGCTGTTGTAGTTCTTATCGGAGTTACATCATAATAGAGATTACCGTCTAATATGTAGTATTTTTGTGTTGCACCTATACCTACATACTTTGTGCCATCTAGTGCAGTCCATGCATGTAAAGCTCTACCACGTGATATAAAAGTAGAAGATGTTCTTTTCGCCCATCCACCTATTTTTTCTGGAAGCCCTTTTCTAAAACGCACTAAATTACTATCAAACCAACCGCCTTCATTAGCATAAGCAGTAAGTTCTTTGTTAATTCCTGGTTTGAAAATAAATTTCTGTAAAGGCACTTTAACTCCTAAATAAAACTAGCAAATACTATAGAGCCTAGTATAAACGGATAAACCCCCCATAACAACATTTCTAATCTTTTAAATTTAGCAGAACCTTCGTCTAATCTTTTTTCTATATATTCATAACGTATTGCACATTCTCTTTCATGTGCATTAAGCTCTGCTAAAGCGTCCTTTACAGTAGGCACTATTTATCCTTTGCTTTACCTATATTAAGAGCACACCAATCGATAATTTTGTAAATATGACTAAACCAATGGTCATCTTTTGGTGTAGGTGTTATAGCTGCTATGACTGAAGCTATAGATATTATTGCTGTAATCCACATAATTATGTTTAACCACATCATTTTAATTTTCCTCCTCTAGAGTATTATCGTTTAAAACTTCATCTGCTTGTTCTTTTGTTGATTTAATAAAAGCATCATTAAACACACTTAAACTAGCATTGATTTGGTCTAATTGAAATTCTGTTTGTTGTTTCTTATTATTCAAATCAAGTATTTGTCTGTGAAAATATTGTTGTTGTGGTGTTAAATCGGAAACTTTCATTTCTTTATCATCTAACACTACGACTGGTTCTTGGTTTTGTTGAGTCATTTTTTTCTCCTTATGAACTTAATGTTTTAATTACACTAGATGGACTTATCTTTTCAGATATTTCTGCATCTAATCCAGTTTTTATTTCAGTTACTTTTTCACTACCTAATGCAGATTCTACCCAACCTTGAACATCACTAGCTTTTAAATTAGACCATAAGATAAAACTAGATAAATCAGATATATCTAATGACTGAGCACCGTAAGCAGTAGCTGTCCAATTATTTCCATCACTATCTTTATTAGTATCGTCTGTTGCAGTAAGTTGCCAATGCACATTATGTACTACATTAGATTTACCACTTTTTGTTGGGTATGTATCACAAGTTTTACAGTCCCATTCGTAAGATATTGCCATATTTATTTTCCTTTATTTTGTTATCCTTCAAGAGCTTCTACTCTTGTTTTTAAATCAGCTAATGTTGTTTGTATATCTGAAATAATAGTTTTATGTGTATGACTGTCCATATTTGAATTTTCAGTATAAATAAGTTTTTCACCTACTAAATCTTCTACTTTTCTAACGACTTTAGCCATATCAACATTTATACCTTGTAATTGGTCAGGATTATCAGGATTAGGTTTTTGCGACCAATAAGTCCAAGCTAATTCTTCTGATGGTCCTTCTTCAATTAACGTCCAATTATGCGGTGTAAGTTGTGTATTGTTATGTGAAGAATCAACAGCGAATAATTCACCACCTCTATTCATTAAAACACAAGCATTAGTTAAGGCTTGTGTAACTGCACCTGAAGATGACGGACCAATTACAAAACAATTATTTGTTTGTGGGTTATTTGATTGTGGTGATTCTGATGTATTAAATTTAAATCGTGAATAAGCAGCATCTATAAAAAACTGGTCTTGTTGTGTATTCTCTGAAATTGTAACAAATTTAAATCCAATAGCTGTCTGACCTGCTGTTGCACCACCACCTTGGAAAAAACTTTTTATTTGTGCAGGTTGGTCAGTAGCAAAACCAGTTCTACCCATTCTAAAATTAATAGATTGAGAGGACGCATCACCCCTAGTGCCAAAACCATCAAAATCAATCATGGCTGTATCTGCACCTTCAGAAATGTTACCATTAAAAACTAATTTTGCATTACCTGTATCGTTTGTCCCTATGCCAACATTACCATTTGAAGCAATACGTACTTTTTCGCTTGAATTCGTCTGAAAAATTATACCGCCAGAACCAACACCCGTACCATTATTAATAATTAAGTCGCCAACACTTCCATTAGCCTGAGCGTAAATCTGTGAAGTCATTGCGCTAGAATCACCAGGACTTAACCAAAGACCCCCACCAGAAGAACCATTTATAACAACTGTGGTAATATTAGTACCTAATGACCTATCCACTGTACTACCAATACCTACAGTTCCTGATGCATTTACACGCATTTTTTCTGCGATATTATCTGCTGATGAAGTGTAAAAAATTAACAAACCATCATCTTTATTAGTTGTATCACTACCTGTTGCAGAAGCTATCATAGCAACAGTTGTGCCATTCCACTTGCTTTGTATCTCGCCTATAGAACTTCCTGCACCAGACCTATTAGCATCAAATATAATTGCATTTGAAGTATTACCAGTGCTTTTTATTGTTATACCTTCATCACCAGCATCTGTAAAAATGTGTAGATTATTTGCTGGACTACTCGTACCAATTCCAACCTTATTATTAAATACAGCAGTACCAGCATCAGACATATCAAGAGTAAGAGCGGTGATACCAGAGCCACCATCGTTACCTTTAAATAATATATCTTTATCTTGTACTCTTGACTCCATGACAAAATCACTACTAGAGTTTTCAAATAAACCATAAGTTACACTATCATCTGCAACAAATACTTTTCCGTCATCATCTGCATTTAATGTAATGTTACCAGCCACATCTACTGTTAGGTTGCCACTGGATAAATCTATTTCTGTCCCGTCAATAGTTATGTTATCTATTGAGACACCTGCATCTGCTGTAACTGCACCTGTAACTCCTAAAGTACCGCCTATGGTAGCGTTACCGCTTGCACTTAATACGTCTATTGTAGTTGTGCCTGCTAAGTTTAAATCAGTAAACGCATCAACTATAGCTGCACCAGAACCAGCACCATCAGAGTAAACGGCTTTTACATGACCAGCAGGTATAGTTACATTAGAACCACTACCTTGTGAAATAATTATATTTTGTGAACCGCTAGTACCATTTTCTATAAACCAAAGTTTAGATACTGTGTTTGGACCAAGTGTAATCGTACAAGCACTATCAAGAGTACCTGTATATTTTAAATAAATACTTCTACCTTCGTCTGTTGAACCGTCTGCTATTGTAGTTGCATGAGTGTCTGCGTTTGTGGTGATAGCCTCAGTGCCAAAACTAAATGCCTCTGCGATAAGCTCTAAATTAGTGTTGGTGCTTGTTCCCCAAGTTCCTGATTCATCACCAGTTGCGATTTCTTTTAATCTTAAATCATTTGTATATGCTGCCATATTGTCCTCCGACTTGTTTGATTGTACACTATATTTTTCAAAATATTAAGCAACTTCTTGCCAATTAGGTGTTTGAGTAGTAGAAACATCACTATAATTAGCTGTTTGTGAGTCGTCTACTAATCCCCAAACATTAACTTTTTGTGTTCCACCTGTAGCACTAACGCCAGTTACTGTAGTTAAAGCCTTTGCTATTATTGTTGGAGTTCCTAAACTTGTTGTTCCTGTTAGCCCAGATACTGCTAATATATTATTAGTGATTAAACTTATACTACCTAGTGCACTCGTTCCTGATAAACCAGTGACTTCTACTGTGGCTCCAGCAGTTACTGACTCGTCTCCTAAAGTACCAACCGACGCAGAACCTGAAACTCCTGTTACTGCCGCACCTGCAGTTATTGCATTACCTAAAGCTGATGTACCAGTATTACCTGTAACAGAAGTATTAGACGAAGCTGCTACAGTTTCATCTCCTAATGTGCCTGTTCCTGCAACTCCCGTAAGAGATAAATTAGCCGTACCAGTAACTGTTACACTACCAAGAGTAGACGTAGCACCAACCCCAGTTTCAACAACTAGAGCTTTAGCTATAACTGTTTCGTTACCTAGTGCAGAAGTACCAGTAACACCAGTAACTTCTACTATGGTTACTGCGGGCTGACCCCAAGGTCCATCACCCCAACCAGCACGACCCCAACCTGCCGACATTTAAACTCCTATGCTATTCTTATGATAGCGTTCGAGGCGTCTGCTGTGGGGAATTGTATTGTAAAATCTCCATTTGTTGAAGTTTTGTCTCCACCAAATGCCAATACTGCTACAGCAGGGTCGCCTGAAGCACTATCATTAAATATTAATGCACCATTCGCAGTTATTGTTGCAGAACTAAAAGTTAAATCTGCAAAATCTGTCAAGGCAGTCGTGCCTGATGTTGTGGGTGTTACATTTGTTAATGCTCCACCTTTTGCAGTGTAACCAGTTCCACTAACCTCATTACTTGTTGTATATGCAGTAGTGCTAGCGTCTAATGACGCAGAACTTGTATATAAAGCAAGATTAAATGTATTACCACTCGAATTAGTAAAATTGTGTGTAGCTGTCATCAATTCTTTTTTAAATGAAGTACACATCGCTTGTGTTATTGCCATTACAGCCTCCTTATAATATTAGCCATATCTTTATGACCTTGTTTATCTAATAAACCTGCTACTGTGGCTCTGTCGCTCATAATAGCTTGTTTTAAATATAATAAAACGACTTGTGTCATATTATCTTTAAATGCTTGTGCCTGTGCTTTTACTTCAGGTGTCGCATTATCGCTAATACTAATAAGTCTTTCCATTATTCTCTCTGTCCAGTATTCTGGACTTAAACCTTTATTTTGGGTGGTTTGTACATTTATATCACCCACAGTTGTTTTTACATCTACACTAAACATTCATCGCTCCTGGATTAATTTTTGGTTGGTCGTTTCTAGCTTCATCTCTAACATTTTTATACTCACCTAATAACTTCAATGTAGCAAGAGCTTCTTGAAATTTACTCTCATACAGGGCTATAGTTTGTGGGTCTGATTTCATAAATAATGCTCCTTCTACTAAACTACCAAATAACATAGCATTCGGTGCATTTTCGGATAACCAACTTTGCCCACTATCTCCCAAAGTCGTCAAAGAATTAGGTCTATAGTAGTAATGTAGTTCTACAGTATAATCACTATTTGGTGTAGGTGCTACTATAAATGTACTATCATCGAACTGTGCATAGTAAAGGGGTTTGCCTGTTGAGGCTTGTTGTGGTGTGTAATCTCTAATAAACGAAACTTGTTTTAATAACAGATATGAATAATTATTACTACCGTCTATTAAAGCAAGACTAAAAGTCGATAAATAATCAGTAGGAGTTGATAAATAAGTGTTGTTTTGTGTAAGTGTTCCTTCTACATTTTTACGAAATACAGGTAATTGAACATTTTTAAGTATTCTTTCTTCAGTAGTTTGTATAAAATTATTCAAATTATTAGTAAAAGTTGTTTCATTATTATCTAAATAATCTTGTATCGCTGTTTTTAATGTGCTGTATGTAAATCCTGCCATTATGTAATACTCACTGTTACGCTGCCTAAACCTGTGACAGCTTTTGTGCCCTCTAGTTTACTACCAATAGGGTCACTTTGAAAAGTCATTCCAGCAGCAGCTTGGTTGGTTGTTTTAACTAAACCTAATTGTGTTTGTGGTAAATCAACTTCTGGTCTTGGTTGGTGTAGGGCTTCAGCATCAGCAGTAAGCGGTGGTGGGTCTAACTGTGGATGTTTTGGCTCATAACACTCACGACAAACTTTAGAATTATCCCATGTCATTCTAGCATTAGTATATCTATACCTAAATCCACAAACATCACATATAAAATATGCATATTTACCAGAAGCGTAAGACATTAGATGTATTGCCTTTTAGGAACTATTTTCAGTGGTGACCTATCTTCGTCATACTTAATAGCATTTAATAAATCTTGTTCATATTGTTGTTTAAGTATAGGTAACTTTTGTGTGTTCTTTTTTAAACATAAGTAATAAGCTAACCCAGAAGTTAAACAAGGTAAAAATCTATTAGGAACATCTATATCTTGGTCTGAAGCGTCTATATCTTCGATAGTTCTCCATACATAGTAAACCAGTTTGTCGGTTGAGTTCTCTGGTGTTGGATAAAGGTGTATTTTTGGTGTTGTTAGCCTTTCTAACCAGTATTGAGTAGGTCTAGCTTCAGTCAATTTATTAGGTATACCCACATATTCATTTCTATCCATTCTACTTAAACTATGGTCTGTTATAACATTATTAACCGTTCTTTCGATATATGCGTCTAAGATATCTATGTCAAAAGAATTAATATTATATTCATTAGTGCCTTTAGTTAGTGTTAATTCAACTTTAGCAACTTCCCACATCTGTATGCCTCTGTTATTCCAGTCAGCAAACATAATGTTTAGAGAACGTCTGGCAGTTACTGCATCATAAGACGTACGAGCTTCCAAACCTGCAAGTTCGTACGCCTCTTCGATTGCGTTAGCTACATTAACTGAAAAAGTTCTTGTACCTGACGTAGCCATATTAGTTATAGTATGCTACAAAAAAGTCACAATTAGCCAATACAACATATGCACCAGTTCCAAACTTCACACCGTCATTCGGTATGTAATGGTCGAAACTCTCATTAGCTGCTGAACCAAATTTAAAATGTATTAACAGTTTAGTGCCTGAAGCACCAGTGCCGTCATAGATTTTAATTTCACCATCAGCTGCACTAGATTGTGCTTGTATCGATTGGATTCTAATAGGTCCTAGATTAGTTGCAGTGCCTGCACCACTACCAATAAAACCTTGAAGTTGTCCAGTTGCAGTCAAAGCCTTAGACGCTTTTACATCTGATGAACTCATCGTGACCTCCTATTATGCGTCAGCAAATGGTGTAACTATAGTGCCTGAGCCTAAAATTATGCCTTCTACTGCGTATTTTGCTGATGCTATAGCGGTTACTTTAACGATACTACCCGCAAGACCACCTTTAGTAGAACCATTCATAGTGATGACATCATTAGATGCACCAGAAATAAATGTTTTACCTGTAGAGTCATCTTTACCAGTATAAAGTCCACCGACAAACTTATCAGTGCCGTCTGTTAAAATATCCATATCTGTAGCTGCAGTTTCTACTACAAAGAAGAAAGAAGCACCTAAATTATTTAATTGATTTGGGTCGCTATTATCTCCAGGGTCAGTAGCAACAATACTTGGTAAAGTAAATTTACCATCAGCGTCATTACATGTTAATATTTTACCTGCGTGTGACTCAACCGATAAAGTAGTATCTGCTGTTAAACTAACAACTACTGCATTACCTGCTGAAATAAATCCCGCCAAAGATTTTACGGGACCTGAGAATGTACTCTTTGCCATATTAAGTCTCCTTAATAAATCTACCGTCTTGGCTTGTCTGCTAGGTCAGTCGATAGATTGTTAATATTACCTAGAATGTCTTCATTCTATATTATCTTCC